TCAAAACTCGTCCATGCCAGCTCGCATTCCGCAAACGATCGCCTGTACATCATTTCGCCTTTATCCCAAACCAGGAAACATCTTGTAGGTGTCAGATTGAAATAATTACCCCCCCAGATAATCTGCTCTGCAGATACCCTTTTTAGTTCTTTGAAATACGAATCGTCAGGGACCTTTTTATCCCATTTTTTGTCTGTAGGCTTTATTGTTTTTCTTGATCCCATATTCATTGAATTGACTCCGATCCCATAAGGCGGGTCAACAATGGCAAGATCAAATTGATTGTCTTCCATTTCCTTCATGGCAACCATACAATCCATATTGTGTATATTAATATTAGCCCTCATTCGCTTGTGCCTCTGTAGTACATCATTTTATATGGATTCCCTTGCCAGCTCTTTGAAAGAGTAGTTTGCTGATAAATACTGATAAGATATAAGGGCATCTTTCAGGCTACTGTTAAATCGACAAATCCTGTAAACGTCGATATCTACCGTCAAGACTGTGCCGTTACCTGGTGCTGAATCATAAGTGACCTTGCTCGTCTTTGAGCCGTCAGTGTTGGAAAAAGTCGCACCCACCGGCGAGCCATCCACATACGCCTGGTTACGTGTTCCGGTGCCTGTGTACACCCTGCGATAATAGTCAGTGTTATCAAGATCAAACTCTGTTGTGGGCGAGGCACCTGTACCAACGCTCAGGCCCTCAATGAGCCTATCGTGATTTACCGGCGGGAGGAAAGAGAAAGAGTCGTATCTGCCGCCGCGTGCAAGGTAAAAGGCGTCAATCAGTTTCTGCTCCGCCACTGTCAACACCTTGACGCTAAGGTCCCAGGACCTGAGCTGTAAGCCGCTTATCTGCTTACGCCTCTCAAGGTTCCCTTGAATCTTTTCGATCGCGACGTCGTCATTTACCTCACGCTGTACAGCATAAGACGGATCAACCGGAAACACATCAGCAACACCCATTTTTCAGTCCTTTAAGTTTTTTTGATTTATATTTTTTTCTTTGCGGCCTTTGCGTCTCTGCGGTGAATGTTTGTAGTTACAGCCCCATGTGTTTGGCTGCCCCGTTCACCATCGCCTGTCGCAAGAAACCCTCAAACACCTCAAGGTTTTCCGGCTTACTCAGGAAAGCGATCCCGGACTGTACATCAATCGCGTTGAGGGTAACGGGTGCCAGTACCGTGATGCTCCCGCCACTTCCTCCGCCTGCGGCTCCGCTGTTTCCCAGATTAAGCTTGTCCAGATTAGCCATGCCCTTACGGCTCAGAACGCCTTCGTTTGTCTGTAATACTGCGGGAACTTCATCTCCCGCAATTCCTCCTCCGTGCATACGTGGAATACCGGAGAAAGAAACCTGTCGAGGCTGACCGCCACTGCCGACAACACCACCCTTGTGAAACCCGAAGAATTTTCCTATACCAGACAAAATACCTCCGCCGCCACCGCCGCCACCAGAGAAAACCAGATTTGTCAGCATACTGATTGCCTTTGATGCTGCCATTTCTGCCAGCTTTTGCTTAATGGTACCTATAACATTAACCGCGAAGCTCTTCACGTTGGACCATCCTTGATTCATATTAAGGAAAAAGTTAGTGAATGCGCCATCTAACCGGGATATAGCGTTACGCCCATGAAACTCAAGGCTTGTCATGTTCGCCTCGTTTTTTCTCTCAATTGCCTCTGCTATCTGCGCTTGTCCCCGCTTTTCACGTTCTATGGATATCTCAACAGCTCTGTCATACGTCTCCTGGCTTATGACTCCTTTATTCCATAAGTCGTCCAGTTTCGCCAGTCTGTCGTTTAATACCTCTTGTGATGTGCGCACCTCTTTGGTTATTGCCAGTCCCTCTCTTTCAAGCTGGTTTCTCTTCTTTGCGGCTTCGTTAATCTTCTTGAATGCATCATCGCCCTGCTCCTGTGCTGCCCCCTCAGACTGCACGCCCAGCGCCTTCATCTTTGCAGTAAAAGCGTCGTTGAGTTTGTTCTGTGCAATTTCAGCTTTTTTTATCGCTGCTGTATGTTTGTCTTGCTTGTCTGTTGCTTCTTCTGTTTTTTCATTGTTATCAGAAAGAGTTTTTGTAAAAATTCCAAATGGTACAAGGAGTCTGGTTTGTACCTCCCATAGTTTTTCGTAAATATTAAGTGCGGTACGGAATGGGCCAATTAAGCTGTTTGTTTGGTTGACAAGCTTGTTTAATGTAGGTAAAAGATCTTCAAATATTGTCGCTGCAAGTAATGCCAGCTGTTCTTTTGTCTCTGCAATCTTTACCTTAAAACGATCTAACTTGTCGCGTGTACTCAGTGAGTCTTTGCCTACATTGTTGATTATCACCTGACCTGCTTCAAGTGTAGCGTTTAGAAATGCCTGTTTCTTCTCTGTGTCTGTCAATTCCGCAGAGGACTTGCCCAGCGTCTCCGCGTACTTCTGGTTAGCTTCATCTACCCGGATAATAATTCCGAGATTATCCAGAATCATCTTGGAATTTCTACCGATACCCAGTGTGATGTCGTCGAATGACTTTGATATTGTATCGCCTGTGGCCTTTGAAGCCGCTCTGGCGATCTCCATGAGCTTGGTAAGTTTCTCTGGCTGAATGCCTAATAGCATGGCGCGGCTTGCACTGCCAATCAGCTCAGTGGTCGATACTGTTTCTTTACTGACTTCTCTCAGTTCTTTGACAATTGTGTCGCCGTCCGCACCCATAGAGATTGCAAGGTTCCGGAATGCCTTTCTTTGTACTTCTATACCTGCTCCGGTCTCTACAAGGTTAAATCCGACCTTTGCGGCCAGAATACCTCCGGTAACTATTGCGGCGTTCTGTAGTGTAAAAAAGCTTTTTTTGAGATTGTTGATTGATGATCCGACACCTTTGGCCTTGCCCTTCAGGCGGTCAAAAGACTTACCAACCTTTGACAGTTCCCTGTCTGAGGAATTTGCTCCTTTTGTGGATATTTTTATCTCAACATTTTCAGACATTTTTTACCTTTTGCGTTCTCTGTGTTAAATTTTTTAAGTTGGGCAAGTTGCACATATACGTTCCAGTACTTCTTTCTTTTTGAAATAATCCATACACTCCACCACGTCGCTTCCTCCACAATACTCACCAACCGCCTGGAGCCTTTTTGTGCTCCGAACTCCAGGCCCCGATCTCTCAACCTCCTCCACGCCTAGAACCCTCAGTACTTCTTTGTGGAACCTTACTTCTCTGGCACAGTACTCTATGAATGGCTCGCACTCTTTGAGGTTGTATCCCCAGAGGACTTGCTCTCGCTTGGTGATGTCTCCTTTTGTGAGGACTGCGACAAGTTCTCCGATCCATCCATCTCCAGACTTTCTGTTACATTGTCCATCATGTCCGCTAATTTGTCTAAAAGCGAAGCTATCGGGTTGCATAAAAAAAAATCTTCTACAACCTTAAAAGCAACATCCATCTCCATTTCAAATTTGAGTGTTTCTGCCAGTTCTTCTACGTTTTTATCCTTCAAGTGTTCTTTGTCCGCTCTGAGCACAATTGCAATTGCGGTAGATATCTTGTCTCCTAGCAACCTTATTACCTCAAGTGCTTCTGAATCTCCTTGTACTGTTACGCCCTCGGCTATTGGCAAAAGCTGCTCAAGCTGCCCAAGTACTAATGCTCCTTGCGTATACTTCTTGCCTCCTATTTCATATTCAAAAACCTTCTTCTCTTCCATGTTTCCCTCTTTAAATTCTTCTTTTTTATTTATCTGTCTTAATCCGCTTTTATCCGCGTCCTAATGCCTTTTTTAGTCAAACAATATTGACCATTCATCGTCGCCGCTGCTCTCTGCAAGCTGGAACGTCTGTCCGGCTATAACCTGACCCTCGGCATCGTCGTCACTTACCTTCGTGGCGAGCAGCTTCGGAGCGGTGATGGTAAACTTATTATATTGAGTCGCGCCGATAGAGCCGATGGTGAGTGCGCCTGTTGTACCGGCCAGCCATAAGCCATACCAGTCATGAGTAGCAACCAGTACCATCTCAGGATCCATATCTCCGACTGGGTTCCTGCCTGTTATCACATTTGATAAAAAGCCCTCCGCCGTGTTTACCGATTCCCTTAAATGGAAAGAGTTGCCGAGGTCAATATTTATTGCAGACATTACAGCCGCGTATGATGCGATCGTGAACGATGCTGACCTGAATATCGGCGGGATAGTTGACTCATAAGTCGGCGCGAGTAGTGTGACGTCTGTCGGTGCAACGTGTACGCCGAAGAACTCAAACTCCATCATGACTGGCTCACCCTGCTTCATAGTGATCCTGCAAGTACCGCGCGCGCCCTTAATCATCTTGAGCACGCCGTCCTCATAACACCCAATAGTGATACTTGATACCCCGGTCGATGCCGGTGCGTAGGTTACAGTCTCAGATCCCGGTGTGACGACGAGTGTCTGGCTTGCCCCACAAGCCATTAAATACACATCAAGAGCCGGAAGATTACTGGAAGAATATGCCGATCCGGCGCCTTTCACCTCGACCTTGAAACTGATACTGGCCTTGCGAGATCCTGCCAGGCTTGCAAATTTACCCAGACTCGCCTTTGCATTGTCACGTTCGTGCATTGCAATATCCACGTCCACCTTTGGGTCAATCGCCAGTATGCCTCCCTCTGCCGTTGTCAGCGTCTCCGCTGTGCCTTCTGTGCTCTCAACTTTCGCTGCGACTACTCTACGTTTTGTCAACATTGCTGGTCACTCCCTTCGATTTCTCTTTGGGTTTCGTCTCCTTCAAAGATTCCGTCTGCACTTCCTTACCATTGTCGATCACTTTGGTAACAGACGCATCGTTGACAGTATTGACAAACCCTGTTTTTTTATCTGTCATAAGTTTTTCCTTTGCGCTCTTTGCGCCTTTGCGAGAAATAATTTTATGTTGTTGATGTCGGATCACTTACCGAGTGCCTATATTTGATTAACAGCTCGATCACAATCCCGGCATACCTCTGGTCCTCTTCGGACTCAAACGGTGACGACCCTGTCACCTGAGTACTCAGCGCATTCCCACCGCGTGTTTCGTCTACCATTACAATCTTCTTGATATCGCCCTCAAGCTGGTTCATACGCTTGTCTGTGACGACGGAGTCGGTGGGTTCGTGTTTGTAAAAAGCCGGGAGGAGCACTTCCATATCACACTGAGATAGTGCATTAGTAAGTGGCTTTTGAGACTGATCCCCTGGCGATACTAAAATCATCGGCAGCTCTGTTGTGCTGTTACCGTGCATCGACCATCTCTGGACCGTGGCGGCTGTAAAATCGAAATTATACCCATTGCCGGTAGTAAGTCCCTCAAGGGTTGTTTTCAGATTAGCCAGTATCTTCTCTCGTACAGTATCAGCCATAATTTATCCCTCGCCTGTCATCCTGAATTCATTTCAGGATCTCGCCTTTGCGAGAAACCTACCACTCAATCAACACGTGCCACATACCGGCATTACTACCGATAATCCGTACCACTCTCGCCGTCTGTGCAGTGCCGTCCCTGTCGGTGATCGCCACGCGGTCCGCTGTTCTGTTTATTGAGGTCACACCTTCTGTGGCATCGTTTGCGATATACATCTCCGCTTGATTTATCAGCGCCAGGCTCTTGCCTTCCTTACCCGGTTGGAGTGCGTCTTTATTCAGTATCACGTTAATGCTCCGGGCGCTCTCTCCGGACGGCGTGTACGTCACACTCTCGTCGAGTTCGTTGTCTCCAGCAAGAAAGACATTTTTCGCATCAGTTAGTAAATCGTCTTTAAAAGTCATAGTTTTTATTGAAAGTATGGGGCGGGCACTAGGTCCCGCCCCTGTAATTACTCAACCCCTTTGATCCGGGATTAAGTGTATGTCATTAAGCACGCGTTCTGCCACATGCCGAAGCCTACGTTTCTCCAGGACTCAACTGTGTGGAGATGGCGTTTGTTTTTGAACTCTTCGTCTGATCCTTCTGCCAGAGAGGACATCTCAAGTGGAGTCTCTTCCTGTCTGATCAGCGCCTTTGTGCCGTTGCCGTCAGCTCTGAACACGTAGAACTCGTCGTCTGTAGTCAGTCTTGCATTTACGCTGAACTTCACCTGGAAGTCACCGAGGCTATGGATGATGTTAGTGTCGCCAGATACAACCGGGCTGTTTACTGCTGCGGCTGCTGCCTGCATCATGTTGGTCGGGATCATTACCCTGAAAATACTGGCATCCTCGTTGATAGGATCATTCTCGTTGTCCAGGAAGCCGACAATTGCAGAGATACAGTCGAGTATGCCTGTCTGCATTTCTGCTGATGTTGGAGCGTTTGCAGTCGTGATGTTGTTTGTCAGGTCGTTATCCTGGCTTGTGGTGTTGTTGCCTTCTGTGTGGTCAGTGTCAAAAAAGAACTGGCCGTCCTGCCCTGCTACTGACTGCCCAGTGATAAGCAGCTCTGTGAGAATTTTTGCCCAGTGTGCCTGCGCTTTGCGTACAAGGTCGTTGATCCTTATCTGTACCTGCCCGGTCTTGTCGCGTCTCTTTTCAGCTACTTTCACCTGAATGGTTGAATCAAAAAGCTTGTTGATAATGGTGATGTTGCCTAGCATATCAAGCATCTTGGCATTATTACCGCCCTTCCACTCCTCCATGCTGGCGATCATGCCTAGCTGTTCATAAGTCTCGCTGGCTTGATCTGATAAGAATTTCGCGGAAATATCTTCTACCCACGGAACCCCGCTGTTAAGTGAGAGTTGATTATAAAACTCTCCTTGTATTGCTCTGCTGCTTAGTGCTGATAACATGCTGAACCTCCTGTAAATGATTAAAAAAGCCCGAATCTGGGCAAAATTAGATTTCGCACAAATTCGGGCTTCTTATTGCTCCTTACAGGAGATAACCTATCCGAATATTTACTTTTTACTATTTGAGTCTGAGCCTGAGAACAGGCTTGATATCAATTATATGGCCAGCGTTACAATTAATGACAATCTGCTCGGTGTTTCTGTTTAACAACGGAACGCTGACACCGTCAGCAGCAACCTCAACCAACACCTGCCGGAGCGCCTTTTCAAGTAACTCCCTCGTCTGTTTGTTCTGCTCGTCTGCCATATAATCCCTTTCAATTCTTTAATATTGTCATCCTGAATCCTGTGCTGAATTTATTTCAGGATCTCTATCTCTTACGCGATCGTCCAGATACCTTTTTTCTCGCTTACGAGATATCCTTCGTCTCCGCCTGTAACCAGCTTGACATAGTCTCCACGTCTTGCAGTCACTTTCGTGTTGACCATGATGCCTCCATCAGCACCGGTATCGTCCGGACCGGAAATTAAGTCACCCGCTGCCGGGTCTACTGAGACTGCTACGGTTCCAAAGGCCCCACCGTTCATAACAAGTATATCCAAAGCGGTCGCTGCCGCAAAAGTCAACAGTGTCATAGTCTGCGCATCTGTATCAACCCAGAATCCTTTTCCATTGTCCTGCTTGTCTAGTGTTGATGATGATGAGTATGTTTCCCATGTCCTGCCACCGTATGGATCTACTCCGTTAATAGCGTCATATTCAACAAAAACAACTCCAGCTGATACGAAACTGTGAACAAATCCTATGAATACAGCGCCAACAGGGCTGAACACAAAAGCGTTATCATCTGTGGCATATACCGGCTGACGAACGTCTGTGATAACCGCTCCTGATACCGATAATTTGATAACACCCCTTCGGCTTACATTTACGTTAATGTCTGCCGCTGATCCGGCTGAGTTGTCGGCCTTTTCCATACAGAATCCGCCAAATTTATCCGCACTGTTTAGAGGTCTTGCGTGGCCGGATGCGTCTACCAGCCCGACCGCTGACCGTGTAAAGATTATGTCTGATGCGATCACCGGGAATGATGCCATATCACCCAGAAAGTGCTCCACCTGTTCATTTACTGCTAAAGTCGTCATATTCAGTCTCCTGTTAAAGTGTTACAATTTTTAAATCAAAAAATTCTTAATCAATTTTATGCTTTCTGTTCGTTTTGAGGACTAAGCGCCCAGGGCGATCTTGCCGGTTTTATTAAAAGTCGCATCGGCTTTAAAGAACCCGACAAAACTCTCATATCCCTTTTCTCCAAACTCAGCCTTTAACGCGGCGCCATCCTTGCCGTCCCAGGCTGCTTTCAGCGCGTCATCTGGTGTTTTCGCCGGTGGTACTGACGAATCAACATTTTCTGCTTTTACTGGTGCGGCTGCCTCTTCCTGTAGATTGCCCAGGCCGGTAGCCCTTTTTTCGTTCTCTGCTTTTACAACCTGCTCTGCTGCTTCCGGACCTGTAGTTTTGCCGTCTTCTATCAGGGCGGCGATCAGCTTCTCATGTCCAGGCATACAAGACGCCTTTACTGCCAATACCCTCGCAAGCTCGTTCTTGGCACCGATTGACTCTCCGACGACCTGCCCTTCGGTTTTCCCTTCGACCTTGCCCGCATCAAACGCCGATGCCTTGACAGTTTCGATACCCTCTTGTGCTTTTGCTTCGCCCGCCGCAATCACTTCCTGGTATATACCAGGATGCTCTTTCTGTAAGGCTTCTACAGAAGGTGTTGACTCTTTGCTAAATAATGACATAATCTTTTCCCCTATAAAATTTTTTTACAACTGATTTGCTCCGGTCTTATTTAACCAGTGCGTTAATACGTTCAATCAATTCAGTGGGCCCCATGATCCCGTCTATCAGACCCGCCTTGATACCCTGAGACCCCACGAACAACCTCCCGGCAGCCATAGTTGAATTAACCGTGTCCACGTCCACTCCTCTAAATCTTGCTATGTCAGACACGAGGGCCGTGGTAACATGGTCCACCTGTGCCTGTAGCTCTGTCCGGCCCTCCTCTGTAAGAGGTTCAAACGGTGAGGATATTATTTTATATTTCCCGGTTGCGATCGGAGTAGTCTTTATGCCTATCTCCTTCTCAAGTCCGGAGATGTCAACGTGGTTGATCAGTGCAGAAAGCGAGCCTGTGACAACTGTCTCGTCAGTGATAAATATTTCCTCGGCTGCCGCGCCTATCCACATCGCCAGTGATGCCATTACGGTGCCGGAAATGGCTACAACCGGTTTTATCGCCCTGGCTTCAAATACAAGGTTTGCAAATTCCGGCGCGCCATGCACAACGCCACCAGGAGAGTCGATATCCAGCACGATCGCCTTGACGTTGTCGTCTGCCACTAGCTGCTTGAAATCCCTTGTCAACACATCAATAGTCGAGCCACCAAAGAGTTTGGAAAATATATCAGCCTTTGGTGTTATCGGCCCCTCAATCTGCATAATGGCAATTTTTCCGTCGATAAAAAATGTAGGCGGTATCTCACCTAAATCAACATCGAGCAGGTTTGCAGTTTGAGTTAAATGCACAGACTCTCCGTGGACCGCTTTTTTGAGATACGCCATATAAGCGTGCTGGGTAGTCACAAGCTGATCCGGCAAAATCGCCCAAAACGTCGGCATAGTCAATAATTTATCCATAATATTTATCACTCCCTTTTTTGACCCACAATCCTGTCATCCTGAATTCATTTCAGGATCTCTTTATCCTTTGCAGTGGAATCCTATTTCTTTGCCTTTGCGTCTGGCTGTATCCACTTCCGAGTTTTCTTATCCTTCAC